AAGACTCTAATGTCAAACTACAATAAAGCAAAAGAGGTATTACAGTTAGTTAATATGCCAGAAAGCGAGATTGTTAGAATAGGTATGTCTGGCGATGAAAAAATAGAAGATTTAGAATTTGTTCAAGAAGAACCGTTCGTTGTTGATAATCCTGATATTTTATCCTTTTTACAAAAATTATCTGAAACCGTAGAGGGAGAAATTGATGCCGATAGCGATAATGTTCAAGAAGGTTTAGATGATATTATTCAAATGTGGAGAAAGTTTGATTTGACTAACAAAAATGATAGAGAAAAAATTTACAATTACTGGGAATCTACCGAAGAAATATTTGACCAGTTAGGTAGTTATTCAATAAGGGCAAAGAAATTAAGTGAAGAGGTTCGAACGGCTGAGAGGTCATTACAAACACCTAATGTTACCCTCGAAGGTGATTTTGGAAATATCTTTGATGAGGTATTAACAGAAGAGCAGGAGTTATTTTTACTTCGCCTCGTTAAGAAAAAAATTAGGTTTCCTAAATACACAGTTACTTTTACAGAAAACCCTTCCTTTGAACAAATGGAAAATAGACTCTCTCTTATTAAGTTGGTGAATAATTTCGTTCAGCCGATGATGGGTGACACCGAAGAATATACGGCTAATTTTGACGCAGAAGAAAATAGAAATTATCAAGAAGAAAGGGCTACACAAGATACGGACACTGGTACAGAAACTACTGAAACCGCTTCCTTCGATGCTTCTGCACAGGCAGAAGGTATTCAGGGGGAAATAAGAATGGCAGAAAAATCGGCAGACCCCCTCACATTACTTTCAGCACATCTAACAAGTAAATTTTATGTCACTCAAGAAATGGGTAACGAGATAAACGAAAAAATAAGAAATGAACTTTCTTCATCTTTGGTAAATACTAGACCCGAAATCATAGAAAGCAGACTTAGAAAAATAGAGGGGTATGTGGAATCCTTAGTTTCAGACATGGTTCCAAGAGATTCATACAAGTTCGCCATAATCGACGATTCTAAGAATTCTTCCTTTTTAGATAAACTTAAGAAAAGAAAGGGAAGATACAGTTATGAATTAGAATACTATGAATTAGAAATAGTCGGTGAAAATTTAGTCTTGGTTAAATATGAGACGATTATAGATGGGTATGTAAAATATGTTAATGAAGTTAATAGAATGGTTAAGAACCTTTATGCTATCCTAAATGAAGGTAAGAGGGTATCACGCTCCACAATTTATAATCCGAATAGGGCAAGAGGCGGTACAACTGGAAGCGGTCAAACATCTCTAACGCAGGGAAGAAATTATCCTGCGCTCCCCGGAAAGTTTGCAGAAGAAAATCCTACCGCTCAAGCAATTGAAATTTCTAAATATTATGACGATTTAATTGAATTGGCTAATTCGTACTACTACGAGCCAATGGATTCAAGATATTTCTTTAAGGCCGACGCACCTGATTTTACAAGAGATAATAATTATAAGAAAATTATTTCACTTTCTACTAAATCAAGAAAAACCGCCCTTGCGGGTATTAAGAGAGGTATGACTACGAAAAAGAAAATACCAATTGATGCAGATGATTTACAGACATTAACATCGTTTTTCGAACAAATAAAATATTTTTCAGAATTAAGTTCACAGCAGGTTAAGGACTTAGTGGAATCGGTGGCACAGATTTTTAAGAATTTGTATCTAATAAACTTAAATGTACCTAAAGACCAAAAGCGTAAAACTGTAACCGGAATCACAAGAAAAGTAGAAGAATCTTTGGGTTCCTTTGCCTATAAATTACTTTCACAGTCTGGTAAATTTAGAGATGAGATTCCCAAAGAAGCGCAGATACAAGTCTTCGAAAAACCTCTTATAGAATATAAAAATGTAGGAACGAGTTTATCGGACCTTAATCTATTTAACATTTTAGAAGACGAAGATTTCCAAAAATATTCATCAGATAATAAAATGGGTAAAAAATTAAAAACATTGTTGAGGGAAATGAATACCTCACCTCTAAGGGTAAAGCAAGAATTAACTGATGTGGAAAATATGTATAAGGCCCAACTTGAGGCTCTTGACCTGCTAAAGTTTCAAAGAGATGATATGATTTACAAGGCGTATTTACAGACAGAAAATGTAGAGCATGTGGAGTATGTATTAGATATGATAGAAAAGCAAAATCGCATTGATTTATATGCTCGTGATATTGAAGGTATTATTGAATCGAATAAACCATTTAACGACTTATCTTACATATTTGGTGTTAGTCCCGATGTTATTTACAAGGTTAAGGGGCTTTTCCGTTAAGGTGATATAATGGACTTACTTACAGAAATGGATATGAAAGCCTCCGATGGTAATTTTGAATATTTCTTTACAAAAATTCTCGGATTTGAAATGGCTCCTTTTCATCGTGATTGGCTACAATCAGTTCACGACACTCAAAGAACTGTAATCATTTGTTCTCGTGACCACGGAAAGTCCGTATTCTTTCACTCTTGGTGTATCTATCAATTAATTTTTCAACCTCCACCATATCAAATGATTTACATTTCATCAAACCAAAAGCAGACAATGGTTCACATGAAAGACATTGACCGAATGTTCACAAACATCCCAGCATTAAGAAAATTTAAACCTAAGTCTGGTTGGGCTGTTGGTTCAATGAGATTAACAAATGGTAATGAGATTCTTGAGCGTTCCGTTGGTTCACAGATTCGTGGTCTTCACCCCCAAGAAATTATTATTGACGACCCTATGAAGGAGTTTTCTGTTGCCGCCATACAGCGAGTTACAGATTGGTTTTGGGGTGACATGATTCCCACGCTCCACCACACCGCTACTTTGCGAATGGTCGGCACACCTTTCACATACACTGATATATTTGCCGCATTAGACGAGAACCCTGAATATGATGTTCAACGCTATCCAGCAATAAATCAAACAGGTGATGCTCTTTGGCCTTCCCGTTGGGATATAGAATCTTTAGAAAAGAGAAGAAGAGAAATCGGTTCTTCTAAGTTCACAAGAGAGTATCTTTGCATACCTATTTCATCCAATACAATGTTATTTGGAAAAGAATTTATAGACAAGTCTAAAGACCGAACAAGTAAGTTATCTTATCACGGTAATACTGAGGCATTCAAATACTACATTGGGTATGACCCATCACTTTCAGCAGACGGCGACTACACAGTAATGATGGTTATAGAAGTAGATGCCGATATGAATAAAAAAATAGTTTGGATGGTAAGAGAAAAGAATATGGATTTCCGTTCTCACATTACACGAATTTCAGACCTTTGTGAAAGATACAAACCCGAAGTTGTAATGATTGAAACTAATACATTCGCAAAGTCTTTCGCTATGGAACTGCGTGATATATCCGATTTCCCAGTTAAGGAATTTACAATGCACCGTAAGAAAAAGGAAGAAATTATTCTTAACTTGCAGATGAATTTAGAGAATAATAAAATTATATTGCCTTATGCAGACGAAAAGGCGAAAGCAGTTTCGGATGCAATTATACAGGAACTCGAAGCATTCGGTATTAGCAGTACGGGTAAAATTGAAGGATTAGGCGCACATGATGATATTGTTATAGCACTCGCTTTGGCTAACCACGCCACAAAGTCTTTTAATGATGCTTTCATAGACATAGACAGTAGCGGGTTCTTTGGCTCGCCAAAACAGGATTTCGGAGGTGGAATATTTGGAATTAATATGTAAGAACGATGAAATAAATACAGATGAACTTCGTAGGAAGTTGGCAGAACTGGAAGAAGCCCAAGCACAAGCGGGGGCTAAGAAGAAGGAAATCACTGATGAGTTAAAATTGAGCGATTGGCTCCCATATCAATCTCTCGATGAAACTGAGGTTATAAAAGATATTTCTAAAATCTATTCTGTTAATTTAACTGATGCAAGAAACATGTTATCAGCGTTTCCCGAAGAACCACTTATTGATAATAAACCCATACCTGCAATTGTAAAGGACTTAAGGAATATGCGTAGGAAACTTAAAGGTGATAATAGGCAAAAGATGAGTAAGACAATTGACCATCTTATAAATGCTTATGGGGACCATCTTAATAAGTGCATTGATTCTATCTATTGGCTTTCACCTTACAAGTCAGCAGTAAAGATGCTCACTCCTGATTTAGTAACACTGCGAAAATTAGAACATATTAAAGATGGGGAGCATCGAGAAATAATCGTTAATAACTTAGTTAAGATGTGGGAATCTAACATCTTTAAGAATGAATTAGACTACGGTGAAGAGTATGCTGGTCATGTTAAAATTTTTAAAGAGAGCAAGAAAAACATTCGTTCTACTTTAAAAGAAATTTCCCACCAATCAATACGCAAATCAAGACAATCTGTTTTAGACAATCTAATAATCAAAACTATTTGCAACAACCCCGGAATTTCCAGCAACGCTATACATTCTATGTTGCCTAAAAGTTATCACCGTTCGACCACACCTCAGACTATATCAAAAATGCTTAAAAAAATTAATGCAACAAATGTGAGTGGGGATTACTATATCCTTAGTGACGAGATTAAAAAAGACCTTTATGGTTATGTGGCAGGGTTTATTGATTCCGATGGTTACATTACTATGGATTCTTCCTATTCACCTCGTATTGGAATGATTGCCACAGGGGATAGAGGTAGGGCATTCTTCCAAGAAATGGAGAAGGAATTAAAAATTGGTCGCCTACATTTAGACCAAAGGTAGGGGAGAACAGTAGGAGTCAACATAGGTTAAACTTTTATAGCCAGAACGATATTACAAAATTGTTGGAGAAGTGCCTACCCCACCTTCGTATGAAAAAGGAGCAGGGTCGCCTACTTCAAGAGGCCATCAAGATTAAGAAATTTTACAAGAAGGAAGAATGGGCTAAGGAAAGGATGGTTGAAATTTTTAAACTTATCAAATGGGAAAACTGGAAGGATGCTCGTAATCAAGGTGCTGTTGAATTTGAAAAATATGA